ATGTATCTGGCTGGAGAAGGAAGCTAACGGATTATTCCCAGTGGAAAGCATCCAGAAAATATAACAAAACGTGAGATAGACTTGACAAGCGAGAACAGATGTGCTAGACTAATGTGAAAGGTGGAGGTATATCCAGAAGCCCGTTTTTAGGCGGGCTTCTCTGTTACTTGCCTCCTTCTGCTTTGGCTCTTGCCTTGAATGCCTTCACAAGTAAATGCCCAGGCAATCCCAAATTTGGCTCCTCCGCAATGGACTTCAGTGCCCCATACATATCTGGTGCAGCAGCTATGAGATTGGCATTATCTTCATTGTCTACAGTAGCTATTTTTTCTTTTAACCTACCGTCCTTATCCATGGTAACAATCTGGTATGGCATGTCAATATATGGCCTTTGTACTTTCCATTCTTCCTTATGATGGTTCATTTCTTGCCTCCTTCTGCTTTATCGGGACAACTCCCTGCATTTCTCTAAGGCACCACATCCATTACAGCAACCATGATGGAAGACGCAATGGATTCTCTCAAGCCACATCCTTGTACCCCACCCAGTCTTATCGCAGGGGTTGTAACAGGTTGCCCCTGCCTCTGCTAAGGAGATTTTATCAGCATCACTAAAATCCCTAATAGATTTGACCCTTCTTTCTTGTAGGAAACCGACCTGTCTCTTTTTGTGGTAGTCATTCCAGTTCATCTCTTACCTCCTTCTAAGAACCTATTTAATTCATCATCCTTAATTCTTACCACACCCTGGATTTTAACAGCTTTAAGTTTACCGTCTGCAATCCATCTTCTAATCGTGCGTTTATCTACTGCAAGCTCATTAGCTATCCATTTTACTGAGTAGTACATCTTAATCTCCTGCTTTGGCTAGGGCTTGTTCTACCCGTTCCACTACTTTAAGCGGAAACCCAATGTAGCTACCACCTAGAGAATCAAATAGTTCCCTTAGTGCCTCATACATATCTGGAGCAGCAGCTATGAGGTGGGCATCAGCCTGTACCTTATCACCAATATTGTTCATCTCTGCTATTACATGACCGTCAGGGGCATAGTCAGTTTCAATAAGTAACCCGTGTAATTTCCATTCATCCTTAGTATAGTTCATCTCTTACCTCCTTATTTAGTATGGGATTTCGATTATCCGCTTTAGTTTGCGATAGAGTGGTGCTTCCTTGTTTAACTTCCCGTATCTTCTCATAGATTCGTTGGCGTAGCAATCTAGTAGGCATTGTGCCTCGTCAGGTGTCAGGAATTCCACGTTGTCATATCGGTGTTTGTAGTATTCAATATCTAATGTCATGCGCTCTTTTTCCGGTAGGTTATTTTTCAAGTTTAACCTCACAATCTGTGATTTCAAGTTCTAGCCCTTGCCATGGTATCTCTCGTAATTTAAGGGTATTTGATAGGATTACCCAAGTCCACGGGTGGGCTATGGCTTGCTGCCACTGTGCCTCAGTGATAATGCCCTCCTGACATATAGCTTTTCATTCTCCTTTATCTCCATTTACTTTAATCTACCTTAATTCATCTGAGCCACATCTAGGGCAAGTCACAGGTTCAGGCTCATAGGCTCGGTTATAGCGTTCTTCTCGTTTGTCTATACGTGGGGGCTTAGGGGTAAACACCTTGCCGCAAGCTAAACACGTAAACTTCATTTCTCTTACCTCCTGTCTTTTATATTCATAATATACTACACTGTGTCATCGTGTGTCAACCCCCCTCTAGGCGTGAGGGCAAATGAGTTTTATAAAACTAAACGCTACCGTGTAAAATAGGCGTAAAATTAGGGTGGAATATTCGGGCAGTCTTGTTACTGTCCTATTGAAGCTAGAGGGAAGGGTGCTGCTTCAATTATGTGGAAGTGTCAATGTAGGGATTGTCAAATTGAGTTTAAGAGGCGCAAGCTAGCACGGGGTTCACATTGTCCAGCGTGCTACTCACAGCGTCTTATATGCAAGGAGATAAAGAATGCGGAAGATAAGACACTAAGCCGAGGGGCCTAGGTTCTCTGTGGGGAGAGCTAACTCGCATACACAGACACCGAGCCGAAAGGCTGGATGCGACACGAATGACGAAAGTCTAGGTGCTCTGAGGTTGGAGGGAAATGTAGTAGGCTTAGTGGAAGTCCCATAGCTCCGCTTAATAAGGTGGGGGAAACAGGCACTAAGAACAACTGTCGTGGCCACCACAGGCGCTTACTATCAACGACCTATCAAATCTACGCTAAGCGTGCCTGAATAGTGAAAACAATCAATAAACAACAAAGGAAACTAAATGGCTGATAATAAACTAACAGTAAAGCAAGAGAAGTTTATTGTTAATGTGTTTAAGGGTATGACTCAACGAGATGCTTATATCGATGCGTATAACGCTCATTACGCCGTTGAAACCATTGATGCTAATGCTTCCCGACTAGCAAGAACAGAAAAGGTTTCACAGCGATTGGCTGAATTGCGAGAACAAGTTATATCGGATGCAGTAATGTCGGTCACTGAACGCAAAGAGAGGTTATCACAGCTCGCTAGGGAAGATGTGAAGAAGCCACTGACCGGTAAGGAAGTGGTGTTATCAGTGGCCGAGCTCAACAAGATGGAGCATATATATGATGAGCTTACCCCGGTGGGTACTACTATAGTCAACAGTTTCACCTTCATATTACCTGATGGGACGAAGGTAAGTCCCAAGCAGTTAATGGAAGTCAATCCCGCAGAGGGGAATAATGAACAAAGACACAGCGTTACAAAGGAAACAGACGCTTGAGCGTGTAAAGCGTTACAGGGAAAGGCAAAAGAGCGTTACAAATGGGGAGCGTTACAAGGATAGCGTTACACCCTTGTATGACTACGACTTAGAGCCAGCTGAATGGGTTATGCTACACATCGAAAGAACACAGGACCAAGTAGACAGATTCCCAATGATACCGCTACCCTTTGGTCGGGCGTATTATGAGGCACTAGAGGAGCAGAAGAGTTAATATGATAGGTGAGTATTGAAATGAAACACGGAAAGAAACAATTTGACCCGTTAAAACTTCGGGGTAACTCCTATGTTATATGGAGGAATACCAGGGCATTTTTGCATAAAAGAGCTAAAGGTAAATGTTCTGATTGTAGTAGGAAGTTAACTCTGTCTGAAGCCGAGATACATCATATTAATGGTTGTGGATTAGATAATCACTTACAGAATTTAGAGGTTCTTTGCCCTTCTTGCCACGGTGTAAAAACGCAGAATAATGGTAAGCAAGGGGAACTACAAGTTCCGAAGTCCGAGAATAGCTTCAATTCTAGTTCCATACCACTAGCAGTGAAGCAGGAAGTGTATGATATGTGCTTTCCCCGTGCGTAAATGGTAGACATAACCCTAATAGTGCGCCCCAAACTAGGCACGGATTATTGTTATCGTTAAGCTGTTGACAGGTGTCTTTTATATTACACTCAGGTTTAAGATGATTGGCACGTATTGGCACAAATCTTACACGGTATAGTGTTCCATTAGATTTCTTATATAAACCCCTTATTTTACATTGTAGTGCTTGTCATACCCCGTGTAGAGGAGAAATGACAACAACAGTAATTGAAAAAGAGATAACTTTACTTCCAGGTCAAGCCTCTTTATTGACTGATTTCAAGAGCTCTGTCTTGGCTGCGATAGCTGGTACTGGTGGTGGAAAGACTATGACTGGGTACTGGTGGTTGCATAGCAGGATGGAGGCATACCCTAACAATACCTGGGGTATGGCTGAGCCCACTTATAACATGTTAAGTAAGATTATCCTTGAGAGTTCGGACCCGGACAGGCCGACACTTGAGCAGTACTTTAAGATGGTGGGGCATCATCCAGACTATCACGCTGTTGATAAGATACTATATACCGACTTCGGTAAAATCTATCTCGGGTCTGCTGACAGACCCGACTCAATGCAGGGTGCTGCACTTAAAGGGTACTGGTTGGATGAGGCTGGGCAGATGGCCTTATTAGCCCATGAAACAGCCTCACAGAGATGTTCTATGCTTGCAGGACAGGAGTTATTAACTACTACACCTTACAACTTAGGCTGGTTACTGACTGCGATTAAGAACAGGGCTGGTACTGCTGGGATTCATGTTGAGTCGTGGAGAAGTATAGACAGGCCTGGCTTTCCTCGAGAGAGTTATGAAAGGGCAAAACAGACGTTACCATGGTGGCGCTTTGCTATGCTCTTTGATGCACAGTTTGAGAAGCCAGCAGGGTTAATATATTCGAGTTTTAATGAGGCGGTATGTGTGATTGACCGCTTCCCGATACCCAAGAACTGGATGATATACTCAGGACATGACTTCGGCCCCGACAATCCAGGGGCTTTATTTTATGCCCAAGACCCGGACACTGGGCAGTTTTATCTGTTTGCTGAATATCTACCGGGTCCCGGTGTATCAGTGCATGAGAGGGTTGAGGCATTTAAGAAGATTGTAGAAGGGTACACTGTTCTGAAGCGTGTTGGTGGCTCTCCCTGTTGGTGGCTCTCCCCAGGAAGAGGAGAACAGACAGGCTTACAATGCACATGGTTGGGTTATATCCAAGCCCAAGATAGGTCATGTAGAACCGCAGATTGATAAAGTATTCGCCATGCACCAGTTGAATAAAATCATGGTGTTCAGGGATATGGAGCATTACTTAGATGAAAAGAGGACATTTGCAAGGGAACTTGATGGTGAGAATCAACCGACTGCAAAGATAGCTGATGAGGCGAAGTTCCATTTAATGTCTTGTGAGCGGTATATATTAAGCGATTTCACACCAGAGACGGTGGTTAGAGGAAAGTCCAGTGAAGCAGTCAATTATTAGGAGTAGCTAATGGAAGATACGTTAGAGAAAGTTAAGAAGAGGGTAGCAGAACTCCAGCCACTTTACGACCGCATGGATAAGACCAAGGATTTAGTTTATCTTTCACCCTACAAAATGCGGAACTTCGACAAGGCAGAGATGGAGAATGTCATCAATGTAACCACTAACTGGCCGGCTATATATGCCAATGCTATCATCTCAGACCTCATGGGTGCGATATGGCAAACGGTAATCGAGAGTAACACAAAACTGTCCGATAAACAGAAGCATGTTATCGAGAACTTTATTGAAGACAACCTGGCCCAGGCGGATGAGCAATTAGCAACAAGGGGCATGGCCGATTTATTTACCTGGCTCTGTAACCATGTTTGTATCAGGAGCCTTATTGGAGCTCGCTGGATTTCTCAGTTTGATAAAGGCGTCTACAAAAATGATTGCCTGCCGGTGGATATGCGCTGGACCCCCTTTGAGTTCGGTAAAGATGGCTTGTCCTGGGTAGCTCATAAGACCTTCCGCAGTAAGGCAAGAATACTATCGCAATATGGGGTAGATGTTGGTGAGGACGAAATAGAAGTAACCGATTTCTGGGATTGTGAAAAGAACGAGGTTTGGCTTGGGGATGAAAAGGTTGATACTGTAGTAGTTAATGGGAAGGTTCAGAAGAGGCAAGAGGAACATCCCTTTGGTTATCCCCCCTTCGTGATAGTAATTCCCTCTTCTGGCTTTATGCTCAGAGACAAGGGCTATATAGAGCATGAGGGTGAGGACTTATTATTTTTGAGCAGGGGTCTCTATGAAGAGCGTAGTCGTCAAGTGTCTATTGAGCAGACTTTAGGCATGGACGTGCTTTTCCCACCCTATGAGCAGGAGTCGGACGAACCCGGGACGCCAGCAGATAAACCGCCCAAAACGATGCAAACAAAAAAGGTCAAAAAGGGAGAACTGCACCAGCTTCTTCCCAGGGGGGACATAACCAATGCCTTCCGTGCTAGTCGGGCAGACATTCAGAACATGATAGAGATGGGGGGGCCACTTTTACCAAGGGCTTATAACCAGCCACCATCGGCGGTAGAGGTTCAGGCTGAAGTAGAGTTATTGGCGAGATGGCACTATCCTCGGGTAAAAGCGCTGGCTCAGTTCCGTCAACAATTAAGCCGAATGATGATTGACCAGTATATCAAAATTAGTGAGCAGGTTAAAGGTAAGTCCGACATCACAATCGGTGCTACTGGCCAGAAGCGGATTTATTCAGTGCAGCAACTGGGAGACCCTGGAACCTATACTATCAAAAACCAGTTGATGACCAAGAGTAAGAAGCAGGAGATTGTCAACCTGGCAATGTTTGAGGCAGCTCGGGGAGAATTACCGCTAAGGGTGAGGCTGACTGATATTCTAATGGCTGACGACCCAGATGGAATAATGCGAGAGCTTGATATTGAAAAAGCAAGGCAAGCTGACCCTGCCATTGGGCTATTTGAGATGGCTATTAGGTATGCAGAGGAGGCGGAAAACCTCGAGGGTAGTGATGCCGATACGAGAAAAATACAATCAATGATGCTCACTGAAAGAGGATGCAGTATTATCCGGCAAAGAGCACAGATGCCACAACCACTCCCAGAGGAGGCGACAGTTCCACGGGAAAAGACTAAGGGACCCAGTGGCCAGCCTCTAATGCATTTAATGGGGGGCGGTGGTGGAGGTGGTGGTCAACGTCAGCCAACAGAGGAGGCAACCATTGGCGATTAAATGGACTGTCGGTGAGATTAGAAGGGCAAGTGAGATTGGGTACAAGGGAACTAGCAAATATATCTGGAACGCTTGTTCTATCTGTGGAAGGGAACGATGGGTTCAGTTTAGAGAGGAAAAATCAGCAACGACACGGTGTTTTAAGTGTGCTCATCAGAATAACCATAAATCAAACTGGAAGGGTGGTAAAACCTTGAATCCCTCAGGTTATATGAGGGTAAGGCTTCAACCTGATGATTTCTTTTTCCCCATGGCGGATAAAGCCCATTATGTGCAAGAACACCGCCTTGTTATGGCAAAACACTTAAAGCGGTGTTTGCTACCCTGGGAAGTCGTGCATCATAAAGGAACGAAGTATCCCCCTGGCAGCTTGGAAGATAAGGGCGATAATCGCATTGAAAACTTAGAACTCATAACTGATAAACGATTTCATATAGTAGATATGAGAGTTAAAAATCTTATTACCTCATTGCAAAAACAAGTGAAGGACCATGCCAAAGAGATACAACTTCTTAAATGGCAAGTAAGGGAACTTAACAAGAAAAAAGCGGAGGTGGTTTGATGCCTCAGATACGTTGGGCTAAAGACGATGTTATTAAGAAATTCCAAGAGGCTATGATACCACAGGAAGCCAAGCCGTCACAGAAGCCGGCACTAATCCAGAAATTAAAGCAGGAAGCAACGCAACGCAAAGGTGAACCAATTGAAGGTGAGGTAGTTTAATGCCCTTTCAAAGCCCATTAGAGAGCTTACTAGATGAATATGACGAGTACCTGAAGCGGATTAAGGGGCAATGGCCTAGTATCAGTTGGGCTCTTCAGAAGATGAGATATGCTGCTGTCGCTCCGCCTACATACCCCTATAAGCCCCCTACAAAACCACAGCTTTATACTGCTGAAGAGGCGAAGGAACTGGGGGTTGATATTAAACCGGACTGGCAACTCAAGGTAACACCATCCGGGAGGCATTTTGAGGAAGAGCCGACTGTAAGTTTTGTTACGCCTACGGGCTGGGAATTAAAAGAAGGTGTCTATGTTTCTCCAGAAGGGGAGGAACTTACCAAGGAACAACTGAGCACTCATCAATTGGCCTATTTAGAATCACTCACAAGAATACCTGTGGAGAAGGGGGTACTCACCCCGGAACAATTGGCAATAGAGCGAGCGTATAGGGAGGCCTTTGTTCCTGAAACAATAGGTTTTCGGGGCATATTTGGGGAAGGAGTTACCAAGCCTGAAATGGCAGAGATTACCGCTTACTATGTGGACAAACCAGAGGAATTATACAACGACCTTTTGGTTATAGGTAGGACTGACGAAACGGAGGCTATTCTCCAACAACTAGGGGCAACTGAAAAAGATATTGATGAGATATTTGGAATGAAAGGGCTTATGCCTCAGAGAATTCCCCCAGAGGGTATCACTATACCGATGGAAGCTGAGGGCGAAAAGGTAGATGCTCTTCTTAAACCCGACTTCAGCGTATGGATAGGGGATACCGAGGTTGGGGCAATCAATCCCGAGACAGGGAAATTTGAACAGATGGAAGTTGAGTGGTGGCAGAAGTATCTTGTGCAACCGTTACTGACGGCAGCTCAATATACAATTATCCCAGCCGTTGAAACTCTGCACAGGCTCTTCGGTGAAATACCATCTGCAGCAGTTTGGAGCTTAATAGAAAGTATCCCTGATTATATACAAAGGTTTGAGGAATCTATCAAGACAGGTGATTTCTGGAAGTTACCACAGGGAACTAAGGAGTGGTGGAGGTTTGGTAAACCACAACTTGAAGGTTTGGTTACACCCATAACTGACTTTGATAGCGTAACACAAGTACTTAGCTATATGTGGGATGCCTATGAGAAGGCTAGAGAACAATATATGGCCATTGAAGCCCCCGCATGGCACACAGGCTGGGAGAAGCCGAAATGGCTCGGTGGTGAGGAACTTACCCTTGGTGTTAAAGGTCTTACTGAGGCTTTATTTGAAATACCAATCTGGTTGCTCATTCCATCGGCAGCGTTACTTAGAGCAAGGCTAGCCCCTACCGCGGCGGCCGGTGGCACAGTAGGAATGACCGCTCAAGCAGCTAGAGTAGCACTGCTCCCTATTGCTAGCCTAGAAACTGCTACTGCTACTGGTCTCAGGTACGGCATTGGTCTTCCTCTCAAATATGTGACGGTAGACTTGCCTAGAGTTGCTACCAGGAAAGCCTTTGAAGTAGCTCTGGATAGAGGGTTGGATAAGTGGCTCGTCAGGCAGGGCATTAGAGCAAACAATGCCAACAGGGTAGTCGCTTACTTCCTTAAAACTAATCACCACTGGCTATATAGGAAGGCACAAGAGAACTTGATAAATCGATTGGCTGCTCATAGAGCTGCTGGCGAAAAAATAGTTCCTCAGCATGTGGCTAATTCTGCGGCTAAACAAACTATGGAGCAAGCAGAGCCATTACTGCTCAAAGCAGCGAGGGAAGCAGCGGTTTCCTCAGGGTTAGAGGGGATGCCTCTGGAGATAGTCAGGGCTATAACAAATATTGCTGAGCGTATGTCCAGAGAGGGTTTCCGAGTAACTGACCCAATGGTTTTCCTACGCCTCATACCTGAAGCTGCTCAAGCTGAATTTGAGAAGACAATACCCTTGATGTTGCAATTAAGGGATATGGGCTATTCTATTGATGCTATTACCGCAATGGCTCCAGAAGAGGCATGGGTTAATCTTCTCAAAAGATTTACTCCCGAAGTTGGTACTGCACCAATTAAAGAAACTCCCACTGTGAGTCTTGCCGAATATACGACTGAAGAGATTACAGCGTTGGAAGCCGAACTTGCAGGACTGCGGGAATGGCTTGCCTTTGAGCCTGCGGTTAAGTTAAGAAACTTGATTAAGAAATGTGGCTGGTATAAGGGTGAGGTTTCTGACCTGACCCTCAAGCAATACCAGGACATAAAGGGTAGGGAAGAAATACCCCCCAATATATTGGCTGAGGACAAGAAACACGTCCGGTGGGAGTATGCTCTTGATGATGTAGCTACAGAGATGGGTTATGAGAGCGGCGACGCACTGAAATATGCCATTGAGGATATTGGCAATGCTTTTACGAGGATTGAGAGCCTAGAGCGTGAGTTGGCATTAGCTGTAACTGAAGGACTACCTAAGGCACGAATCCCCGTAATGATAACTAAGGCAATGGAAGCCGATTTGCAAGCTTTGGGATATAGTGATGAGGCTATTAGTGCTATGACGCCTGCCGAAGCTTGGAACATATTGCGACCTAGAGACGCAATGAAACTAGAAGAGCGTATCACTACTCTGCAGATGGATGAGATTATACGCCTTGGCAAAGAAAAGATGTTGGTCAGTGAGGCAGATAAGCCAACCCCTGCCCTTAGAAATCTTCTTAAGGGGCTAGTCGGCAAGGATAAGATTGATAAACTGACCGCCAGTGAAGCCGATACGATTGTGGAGGCCCTTGAGCTTTTAGAGGTTAAATACGGTAAGCCTCCGAAGATTCCGACTACAACTGGCTTAATCACTAAAGAGTTTGCTGATAAGATACCGCTCCTGAAGGAAGTCGGCATACTTGAGAGACTCCGACCTACCCGCCAGGTCTTTCAGAAGATGGGCTTGAGGGCAGAGGTTTCCGAGCCAGCATTTGAGGCAGAGATTAAGATTTATGAAGACCTGATGGCTTTCAGGGCAGAGCTAAAGGGAATAAGAAGCCTCGTGCCAAAAGGCAGAGAAAGGGCGGTATTCCGAGCCTTAGAGAATCCGGGAGAGGTTGTAGAATTAACCGCTAATGAGCAGAAGGCTCTTGCTTGGTTCCGTAAATACTTTGAGGACTGGGCTGGCAAACTGAAGATACCACGTGAGAAGATAAAAAAGAACTATGTAACACATATCTTTGAGGCTGAGATAGCACAGATGCTCAAGGCTGGTCACCCACTTGATCCTGCTCTAATTAGGGCACTGGACTTTGTCACCCCGAAGACAGTCTTTAATCCCTTCCTTCAAAAGAGACTGGGGCAAACAATAGGTTTGAAAGAAAACCCCTTCGCTGCTGCCGAGGCTTATGAAGCCAGGGCACTGAAAGTTTATCACTATGAGCCCTTAATCCAGAAGATACGGGTTTATGAGAAATACCTGCCTCCGAACGCCGCGAGGTATTTAAGGAGCTTCATTACCAGAATAACTAGCAGACCCTTGCCTATAGACAGGGAGGCCAACCAAACCCTTAAGGAGTTTGCTAGCAAGATAGAGAAGCTCCCCGGTGGTGACCTCTTGGCTAAACACCTGACATCGGGCAATGCTAGTGGGCTTCTCGCTTATCGCTTTGCAAGTAGCCTCTATTTCCTGTGGCTTGGCTTTAAGCCGACTTCTGCCATAAGGAATTTAAGCCAGCATCTATTAGCCCTCTGTGAAGTTGGGCCAATACACTTTCTTGGGGGCTTTGGGCTACGAGCCACATCTGAAGGCAAGGCAGTATTGAAAGAATCTTTGGTACTGCGCTCTCGTAGGCAGGCGTTTCTGCCCGGTATAGATGCTTCATTTACAGACCGCTGGACTGATAAAACTCGTGAAGTCGCTATGTATATGTTTCGATGGGCAGACAAGCAGAATGTGAGTGATGCCTTTTTATCTGGGTATGCAGAAGCAAAGGGACTTGGTTTGCCTCGTGATTGGTGTATTAAGAGGGGAGATGAGGTTGCTGCGGATACGCAGTATATTTACACACAATTAGGTGGCATGGCTTGGTCTCAACCAGCACTAGGTAGGGCTGTGTCTGTTCTAACAACTTGGCCTCAGAATTGGGTCGAGTTGATGACCAGATGGTTTAAGGGAAGACCATCCTATGTCTTTAGTGAGTATGAGGCGGCCACAGGCAAAACGCTTCCGAGGCCCAATTGGTTGTTACGTCGCAAAGCTCTCTTTATCTATTTGGCTATAGTAGCATCTGGCTACGCTATTAAAGAGGAAACAAGAATAAGGGCATGGGAATATACAGGCTTAACATCATTGCGTTATTTGGCTGATTTGGCTGGTGGGGAATTCCCAGCCTTGCAGTATCCTGGCGCTGTCGCTAAGGTCATAGTTGGCTTCCTTACTGACGATGACCGTATGCTAAACGAAGGCTGGTATCAACTGAAACCGACTAACCTAATGGGTATAGTCAGGCAACTTGACCAAGTTATAAGGGGCGAAAAGGACTGGCTAACCTTGCTCTTCTACCTAAAGGGTAAGGACTTTTTCATGCAGAAGCTAAAAGAGGACTGGGGCAAGGAGCTAGATGTTTACTATGCTCTAGAGACTGCTGGGGAGCGGTATGACTTTAGGGAAGCGAATCCAGAAACGGAAGCTAAGCTGTTTATTATAGGCAGAATCACAAGGCTTCACAGTGATGAGGCCAGAGATATAGTCCTGAGACTGATTGAGGAGCACAGCATTGACCCTGAGCTTATAGAGGGATACGAAGCTGTCTTTGGCACTGATACCGCTGCCGAGCTAGCAGAGGTTAAGAAGCAAATAGGGCAGATAGAGGAAGACAAACTCTTTACCACTAACAAATTCACCTCTGAAGTAAATCGCCTTGTTGACCTTGTGGGTAGGGGTAAAGTGGAAAGAGACGGTATGCCTTTAGCGATTGAGTACCTCAGAGCAAGCGACCAATGGCAAGGCTACTTTGACTTAGACGCAGAGGCAAGACCTGATTTTAGAAAGCGATTCCCTGAAATAGAAGCACAGCTTTTCTTCTGGGGTAAGCTCACCACTGTCAAAAGCCCGGAGAGTGCCAAGATGGTCATAGACTTGATGGAGAAATACGGCATCCCACCTGAAGGGATAAGAGCCTTTGCCGAGAACATGGACAAGTATGACGAAGTTAAAGACTTGGCTTCAAAGGTAGGAGTCTCCTGGCTGTCAACTAAGTGGTATCCTATGGATGAGGAATATGATACCCTTGAGGGGAAAGAGGCACGGCAAGCCTTCTTAGAAGCTCATCCTGACTATGCCAAGGTCAGACGGCAAAGAGATGCTTACAATTACGGCTTTCCTGACAATCTAATAGACACCTACGCTGAATACTATAGCAAACCTAGAGCTGGTTATGAGGACGAATGGTTCTTGATGGAGCATCCTGATTTCTATAATGCTTGCCTTGACCTCCTTGACTGGAAAGCTAAAGACTTTAGTAAGGTTCCGGGGAGAGAGGTCTATACACTTTTACAGGAGTACGAGGAGATTGTTGAGGGTAAAGCTAGATTGTTATTCAGGCACGAACACCCAGAGTTAGAGAAATGGTTTGTAGATGTGAAAGGTTATACTCCAGTTGGTGATAGGTGGCAAGATGAGGAGGAGGAAGAGGTGGAGGCAAAAGCGGAGATAGAGAAAACGGAGGAAGAGGGAGAGGAAGAAAGGCTATCAGGGGAACTCCAAGACTTACTTGATGAATACAATAGGCTATCCGAAGGTCAGGAGCGTTTAATCTTTCGCCATGAGAATCCAGACCTGGAGAAATACCTTGTTGAGGAAAAGGGCTATACGCCAGTGGGGGATAGGTGGAAGGTAAGCAAATCCTTCCTTGAACAACTAGAGGAGCAGGGGTTATTAGAAGAGTGGATGAAGCAGTTTGAATAAGCAAGGCATTTTCAATCGGTGACGAAAGAAAGAATGACCAACCAAAGTAGGATGGGTATGAGTATAATCCCCCAAATCCAGTTTTCGTACTTCGCATAAAACCATTTAATGCGTAGTATTGTGGGATTTTGGGGCTTTAGGGATTGAAGTAGCCTCTTTTGGTAAGAACGCTGAATTCTAGTGAGTTTATCCATACCTTAACAATAAACATTTTCTAATGCCTTGTCAACTCGAACATTTGGTCTATTATGAGAACGCACAGAATCGATTTTAAGGGGTATAAAATGTAAGAGAAGTAGTTAGATATTAAACCGCTTGCCTGTGAGCGAAAAATCACAGGCTTTTTTGTTGCCCGTCAATCTTTAGGCGGGCAAATCCATTTAAGGGAGGTTTAACAATATGAGCGGAACTGAGAAACAAAAGAACACATCCTCGGGTGAGTCCGAGCAGTCTTCTGAAGGGACGAAGGGAACCTCAAAGGACAAGGGTAAGTTCTACACCGAAGCTCAGATTCACCAAATCAAGACTAGTGCCGGCGCCGAAGCTGGAAGGCAAAGGAAAGTGGCTGAGCAAGAAAGGGACTCTCTCAAAGAGCAACTTCAATCTACGACAAACAGGTTGAACGCCCTCGAGAGTCAAGTAAACGAGTCCCGTCTCGCCGAGGCAAGAGGCGACCCCGACCAACTCCGTATCTATCAACGGGAACAGGCTTTGACTAAACTTCAGCGAGAAGTTGAAGCAATGCAAGCAGACCTAACCAGACGTGAGGATCAACTAAAGACTGACCGTGAGGAAGTCGATAGGGACAGAGGCGTGGTATCCATTGCCTATATTGCTGCCAAACATGGTTTGGAAACTGACGAACTGGAGTCACTTGGTATCAGCGACCCAGAGACACTTGAAAAAGTCGCTGAGAGGTTGGCTGTTGGCAAGACGAAAGAGTCTGGGACTGAAGAGGGAGAAGGTGGGGAAGAAGGCGGAGAGGGGGAACCCTTTGAGCCTGACTCTGGCGAGACTGCTGGTGGAGAAGGAAAAAACTATGCAAAGGTAAGCTTTGCGTCAAACGCCCCAAGTGCTAAGGAAATGATTAGCAAGGGGCTAACGAAGGAATAAGGAGGAACTGAGATGGCTAACACATTAGCTGAGTATAAGTATCTCGGTAATGCAGCTGAAATCAGGGCGGGAATTGCCAAGACAATTGTCTATGAATCTCCGCTCCTGAGATATCTGCCGTTCACAGAGATACACAACAATGTATCCCGGTACAAGATGGAGACAGTTGAAGCTCGAGCCGATACCTATGAAGTGGGAGACACCTGGGTCGAAGGTACTCCAACTTGGGAGTACAGGGATGCGCCTTTGGCAATCTTGGGTGGTGATGCTGATGACGATAATTTCGGGAAACTGGCTGCTGCTGGTGAAAACACCATGGCCGTTATCACCGAGTTAAAGTCAAAGGCGATTGCCCACTGGTTTGAGAAGCTGGCGGTTGTCGGTCGCACATCAACTGTCACAGCCTATTTAGCCGAAAAGAACTTCAAAGGGCTGATAAGGCTTAATTGCGAGGCTGAGTCTAAAACCGCAACCGACCTTGATGGTGCTCTATATTCCGCAGTAGGAAGTGCCAACAATCCACAGGTGATTCAGGCTGCTTCTGGTGCATCAGCAACATTGACCCTTGATATGATTGATGTGCTGGTAGACCTGGTGAAACCGAAGCCCACTCACCTGTTAATGTCTAAGCTAATGAGGCGTAAGATGACCTCACTGGCAAGGGCTGCGGGTAACAACATGGAGCACGACAAAGACCAGCTTGGCTTCCCAGTAACACGATATGGTGAGCAAGTTGTTCTTGTTGGCGACTTCGTACCAGTCAACTTCGATGACCCGACGGCCTTAGTATCAGCACCTGCATCTTGGGATGCTGACCAGGCGGTCTCGGCAACCCATGACACTTCACCAATATTCGCTATGCGACTTGGTGAAGATGGGCTGTGTGGTGTCAATGGCCAAGGCATGATTCAGGTCGAAAAGTTTGAAAAGCTGGAAACCAAGGATGCCAAGAGGGTTCGTATCAAGTTCTACGCTGGTATACGGCTGACGAACAAGCTCGCCCTGGCCGGGCTGTATAGTGCTACAGCGAGCTAGTGAAAAGGCTTCTAGGGGGCATGAGCCTTATAATCATGCCCCTTAAATAAATTAAGGAGGACAAATAACATGGCTGCACCTGCAACTCGTTTATATCCCGACTTCAAGACATCGGTCGGCGAAGGCGGAGCTTTAAGGGAATTCTGGATTAAGGTGAAAGGTTTTGTTGGCTCTGATACTGCCGATGCAGGTATCCAGGGCGTTGTCCAGAATCCGCTTGACATGGACTTGGTCATCCTAGAGGCAATAATCAATGTAACCACTGAGTCTGGGGATGTGGCTGTAGACTATGACATTGGACTGGGCGATGACGTGGATGGCTCAAATAACGGTGGTGAACTGGCTGATGGAATGGTGGCAGCTACATTGAACACTGCTGGCATTAAGGAGCTTGGCATTGTCCATGCGGTAGATGCACCACCCGTTAAGCCAATTTGGAAAGCAGCTCTGGCTGCTGACACTGCCGATAGCTGGATTGTTGGAGACCAGAATGGTGGTGTCGATGCTGGAACTCTCCGCTTTGACCTGTATGTAAAGGTCATTCCATACGTCGACTTAGCTTGATGGTAAGGCTTTGGGGGTGAGCCCAATCACCCCCTTACTTCTTCTCAGGAGGACAATCTATGTTAGGGGCATTTAAGGAGGTAACATGTCTTTAATTCCACAAATTTCGTATACAGAGTTCAAGAAGCTCACTGCCTCAAAGGTAAAAGAGATGAAATCAGTTGAAGTTACTGCCGATGGTGAGACACTATTCTATGCGATTATCCCACCGATAGGTGGAGGTATGACTATTACCGATAACATCAAAACCCAAGCTGAATATCTCAGCGTTAGGGGAAACACTGTGGGCGGTAAAGACCCTGCTGAGTTACTAGAGGGAAAGGATGCCGATATATCTTTACCAGTGTCCTAAGTGCAACTTTGAGTTTGAGCTTCTATTAGCAATGCCAGGACAGGCTTATCACCGATGCCCAAAATGCGGTGGTAAAGCCGAGAGAAAGATTGCCTTGGTGAACTATAGCTTCGGCTGGCGTCTATCCGATGCAAGTCATGAGTCATTTCACCAAGATGAATTAGTAAGGGATATTTAGGAGGTGAATTATGCCTTACGATTTAGAGAAACGGGGTGAAAAGTGGGTGGTATTCAACACGGAAACCAAAGACGTTAAGGGACGCCACAAAACCAAGATAAAGGCTCAGAGGCAAATCAACCTGTTAAGAGGTATTGAAAAGGGATGGCAGCCAACTGGGGCTAAAGCCAGAAAGTAGGTGAGCTATGAGTAGTAAAAAACTATCAGCAATAAGAGCCATCGTCAGGCAGAAGCTCAGAGATGAATTTGCTGAAGGGATTGACCAAGACTGGAAGGATGATGAACTCGACATCTATATCGGTGAATGCCTGGTTGAAATATCAGAGGTAAGCCCGTATGTGGTTAAGGAGACACTAAAGACCACTGCAAGCTCAAAGGAACTTGACATTAGTTCTATTGAGGACTTGTTAAATGGCTCGAAGTCAATTGAAAAACTGGAATACCCGACTGGTAAATCCCCCAGGGCTTTTAGGAACTTCAAGGTGATTGATGCCAGCACTATTGAGATAGATACCACGCTGACACCAGCGGCTGATGAGGATGTCTACCTTTACTGTAACAAGCTCCACCAGCTTACAGAAAGCACATCTACCTTAAAATCCACACTAGAGAGCTTGTTAGTCTTAGGGGCAACCGCTCTGGCTACAATAGCTTATGCACAGTCCATTATGAATACCGTGCCTATGGGTGGAAGCAGGTCGCCATCTGAAATGCTAGCTTTGGGGAATAGCCAATTAGCCTTATACCGGACTAGAGTAAAACGCTTAGCAACGGCCAAGACTTATGAAGAGTATCCGAAATCTTAGTAAAGGAGGTAAGAGATGGCTGAGTTTTCAGACTACGCAGAGAACAAAATACTAAATCTGATGAGGGGTGTGGCCTGGACAGAGTTTGCTGCCTATGTAGCATTATTCACTTCGGCTCCTACCGATGCTGGTGGTGGCACAGAAGTCAGTGGCGGTTCTTATGCAAGGCAACTTGCTGGATTGTCGGAGGCTACAGGTTCAGGTGGCACGACTTCTAACGCAGATGACATCACATTCCCCACAGCTACAGCCGATTGGGGCACAGTAACCCATGTAGCAATAATGGATGCTGTAAGTGGTGGCAATATGATAATGCACAGTGCCCTTGATGCCAGCAAAGCCGTAAATAATGGCGATACTTTCAAGATTAACGCTGGCGACTTAGATGTAACTGTAGCATAAGAGGGAGATATGCCTTCAATTGAACTAATAGAGAAACGAACCAGAAATAGTAAGACTCATTCTCTGGGTGGGCGTAAGTATTCCTGGGATGGCACTATCGGCTCTATTCACTATGAAGATAACGGCTGGCAGGAGATAGATAATTACTTTGAGCCTGCTGTTGCTCCGTGGGACTGGCAAATGCTCCATGCTGGCTATCATATCAGAGTCAAGGAGGATTTTACTGCTGGTCAGATTACAGAGTTTGAGAAGCAGGGTGAGACAGTCCAGTTTCAGCCTATGGCTCTTGAGTGGACTAACGACCTTGACCAGATACAGCCAATAGCGATGCCTCACGAGGTTAGTCCTGCAATTACTAATCCAGAAGTTGACTTATTGCCTGCTGTCGGTATGCCCAGTTATCAAGGAACTATCAGGTGGAATGATGCCTATGGTGAAGGGCTGGACTTTCAGTGGAAGTGTAGTTCTACTAGGTTAGTTAAAATCCTAGAGATAGAGAACCTTAACAATTTAATAATACCTGAGCAATATATCCTTGATGGTGGCAATCCAGTATTAAGGTTGAACCTGATATTTGACCCCTCTGATTTAGACATTTATGTTGATGACAAAGTGTGGGACAAGAAAACAAAGAAGCAGACCTTCAGCATTATCGAGTTTAGAAAAGATGGTGAAGTCCTGTGGGGCTTTATGCCCTTGAGATATTGGGGTAGCAATCCTGAAGCTGAGGACAATGAGGGGCAGTCAGTAGCTACCTTAGAGAAGCGAGGCAACAAGCTCTATATCTCAATAAGAGTGCCCTACGATTGGCTACAGAATGCTGTCTATCCTGTGTTTATTGATACTGATGTTGATGAAACGGTTATTGATGGTAAAGATGATGCTTATGAAAGAGGGGCTGGCGGTTTTTATCCTGACCTTGACTATGCGTATATGCAACGTTATAGCTCTGACACAAGCAACAATTATAGGTGCTACGGTCTACGGTGGCGAACTGTAAATGTGCCCAAGGAAGCAACCATAATTACGGCTTATCACGAAGTGTATATTAATGATAGTGAATATGCTGATAGCCCAGCTGGTAAGATTTATGCTAACAAGGTTGCTAGTGCCGTAAACTTTGAAGATGATGCTGATATTATTGGTCGGGTGCGAACTGATGGTACAGGTGTTGATGGTGACGGATATACTGCTTGGGTAGCTGTTGATATAGGTTATAATGATTGGAAGGGCTCTAATATTGAGCTTAAAAATGTTATTCAGGAAATAGTAAATCAAGGAACTTGGGCAGCAAACAACAATCTTGTATTATTGGGCATTGCCGATTTAGACGGTCTTACAGTTTTTTGTTTCTATACATATGATAAGAATGCGATTTATGGTGCCAAGCTCCACATTGAATATGAGGAGGCAGGGGGGGAAACCCATTATGGAGCCGCCACTTTATCAGGTGTTGGAACATTAGCTGGTATTCCCCACGCAATCTTTATTGGTAAAGCTACTCTAGCAGGTGGGGGAACTCTGGCTGCTATTGGTAGAGGTATCTATATTGGTGTGGCTAGTCTGACTGGGGATGGCTCTCTATCAGCCATCGGAAGTTTCTTGCGTTATGCTAAGGCCACTTTGGCTGGCGTTGGTACTCTAGTAGGTAAGGGAGCTTTAACTGCCATCGGCAAAGCTACTCTAACAGGTACAGGTAGTTTAGCAACAATAGGCAGTTTCCTTCGCTATGGCAAAGCAATGCTCTCTGGGCAAGGAACACTGGCTGCCATTGGCACTGTTATTACTGGAGGGGTCATACACTATGGTTCAGTAGCACTTTCGGGTATAGGAACGCTAACGGCCTCGGGAGTTAGGGTATTTCAAGGCGCTGTTACACTGGCTGGCAGTGGCACTCTTGCTGGTATTGGACACATAACTGCAATAGGAAAGGCTACGCTATCTGGTGTTGGAACATTGGTAGGTATCGGTAGGCTTATTGTTATTGGCAAAGCTACTTTATCAGGGATAGGAACCCTTGCTGGCATTGGTAGAGGTATCTTTGTAGGCACTGCAACTTTAACGGGAAGCGGAACTCTAGCTGCTATTGGTAGTTTTTGGCGATATGGAGTAGCAACTTTATCTGGAACGGGGACTTTAGCAGCGATAGGAAGAGGACTCTACGCTGGCAAAGCCACATTGGTAGGAGTGGGAACATTAGCCAGTTCTGCCGTAATAACAGTAATAGGCAAAGTCACTCTAACGGGAACTGGAACTCTAACAGTTATCGGAGGCTTTGGTAGGTTACTTAGGATTGTTGTTGTAACTACTCAATACCGTGCCGTAAACACCATCACGACAACCTATAGACAGGTAAATGCTATTACCGCTTACTACCGAAAGGTAAAGGTAGTTACAGCACATAATAGGCTGGTCAAGGCTATTACTACTCTGTATAGGAAAGTAAAGGTCATTACCTCTGGAGGTTAATTATGGCAATTCTGGATATTAAAGTATTTATAGATAAGGCAACTGTGTTGATTATAGCCTATGTCTACAATCTCGCCGATGCCCTTGTTGACCCAACAGGAATTACAATTACTATCTATGACTCCGATGCCGTGCAGAAGGCAGGCTATATTAGTGTCTCCGATAGTTCAACTTTCACTGCTGGTTTGGTCGTAACAGGTACAACCTCGGGTGCTAAAGGCGTTGTTATGTCCAAGCCTGACGGCACTACTTTGGAACTCCAACAAGTAACTGGTGTATGGCAATCTGGCGAGGGCATAACCGATACCGGTTCAGGCACATCTACGACAACCTCCGCACTCTTAGGTGCCAGTATGACTAAGCAGGATAGCACTACCGGGGTTTATGAATATTACTATCACAAGGGCGCAGACCAAGACCCCATGGATAAAGGAGAGTGGCGAGGTCTAGTTCTTGCTGCCGATGGAACTGGCATAAATACCATATACTCACCAGGTAGTTTTAGCTTTACGGTGCAATAATGAGAGATTTATCAGCTACTTTGTTGGCACAACAGAAAACAGGATATACGAGAAGGCGGAAACCGCTTTGTAAGATAGTCCTTACCAAGAGTGGTGAAGATACTCAAACCTATGGCCTGGGTCGCATACTTGACCTGAAGTACCCACAGGCTCAAGATAGTCAAACTGCTGAAGTTTTACTTAAAAACGCTGATGGTGCATTGACGAGTCTTGACCTCAAGGGCTACCAAGGCGTTATATCTAAAGGGGCTACCACCAGTGCCGGGGATGAATATTCAGAATATCCTCCCCTATGGGTTCTCTCCCAGCAACTATTCTCAGCGGGGGGGCAGTTATTATGCCACTTATCACTAACTGGGATACCCAACCTAATGAGCGCGGAGAAGGCTGATGCCGATTATACCCCAGACAGTGATGACACTGATACGGTCAAAACTTTAATCCGCAAAATCTGCGGCGATAGTGGCGTGAGTATACTTGATTGCTATGACCACTGTAAGTTATATGATGTTGTATTTGAGGGTACGGACACACTAATTGATGTATTCCAGCCTAAAGACAGCTTCAGCATTAAGGTTGGCGAGACTCGCTGGGATAAGATAAAGGAATTACTTTTCTGGACGCAATCTGTAGCAATAGTCAAAGCCGATGGCAAAGTACACATAATAGTTGCTACAAGAACTGGCACTACATATGACTATGAATATAAACTTCTTACCCCGGGGGAACACACTTTCTTTCAAAAGACAGTGCGAGAACGGGTAGTTGTTCCGAACTATATAGAAGTTAAAAGTCATCCGAGCCATGAAAACCAATACTCAGGCTCTGCCCAAATTGATGGCTACGACAGCCTCCCAGACGAATTAAAGAAGCCTGAGACTCGGTACCTGCGTGTTTCCAGCAACGCTCAGGCCACAGCAATTGCTACGGCAATGTTAGCTCATTACGAGTGGGATGCGGAAACGGGACATGGATTTGCCCCGATGAATGTTGGGGCTGAAGTCCATGACTATGTGAAAATCACAGACAAGAGGCAAGGTGACACCCGAACAGGCAATATAGGCTTTCTATTATCGCACTACACACCAGGGAAGTTCGAGTTTGAGTTTAGATTCGGCAATATCTTACAGACCGGCCTCTTGGGAACAATGTCCCCCAGCGCTACAAGCGGTGGGGCTGGAGTCGGCGTGCCCGATTTATCATACCTCCAAGACCAGATAAACCTGTTGAATAACATAATTCAATCTATATTGTCCCAACTAGCTGCACTTGGAGAGTATACCGACCGGCTCTTAGGGTATATCTATATTACTCAAAACGGTGATATTGTTCTAAACCCGAAGTATTTAAGAGCCGTACTGAATACTGGCGACCTGGGTATGTCTTCAAATAAGGCTTTCGGACTACTGCTGGCACTCACCGAATCGAATGTAAAGTTCTATACGAAGGGTGGAACACTAGACCATGCTTTCTGCCCCGACTCTGACGGACACGGAAAGGTAGGAACGGCAGACTTTCATTTCCTAGAAGGTCGGTTCAAGAAGATGTATGTGACCGATGAATTATACATCCCTGCTGAGGAATAGATGGTAGAAAGACTATTAAAAGTTGATGGTAATGACCTCTATTATGTGGATTACAGTGAGGTTGGACATTCTTTAACGGGCACAGTTGTTGAAGGCAACATGACCCCAAGATTCAAGGTGAAAGATATTTACTTTTACTACCGAGACTATAGCGATGTTGTCCGTAGGTTACTGGGAACTTTAACAGGCGAAGACATGACTGCGGGTAGGGTAAAGATTAAGGGTGACTATATCTATTACGGGGATATAAATAACAAAGAGAGAAAGTTAGTCTTTGAAACGGAATATAATGGATGGCTTGGTGGGATTCACGGGTGGACACACGACCCCGATTGCCCTACTTGGCTTACCAGATATGGAAGTTCACTGCATTTGAGTGGTGGCACTATCAATGAACTTGGTGCTTTTGTGGTGCGTCTTCTTCGTCATCCCGATAATTGCCCCGGCTGGTGGTGTGCTCATATGGGTAGAGGTGTTATCTATTTTAATACTTCGGCGATTCCTCCAGCTACTGTTATAACCAGTGCTAAGCTCAAGGGTAGATATCATCATACAGGCGACGACCTCATAAGCGGTGGGACTGTTGTTAGCGGAAACGTTAATTTCAACGACGGCTCTACGCTTCCGAACGGCCCGCCACCATCGTCTCCTCCTGATGCTTGGTTTGTTACCATGAAGGATTGTTTTGATGTGAAAGCCAGTCTTTTCGTCAACAAATTGGTAACCAGTTGGACCGCTTTTGAAATTGAGCTTTTGCCTGAAGCAGTTAAAAAAGGTGAATGGACAAGGTTAGCTATCCGTGGGGTTTATGACACTGCTACTCCGATGGGCTACCAGGTATGGGGCGTTATACTGGACGAGATAGAGCTTGTCGTAGGGATATAGGAGATAATATGAGAGACTTACCAACTCTATTTAACGCCTTCGTTATTCCCTATTTCACGTGCTGTGCTTTCACGGGTGTTGTCTTTATGATTGCAACGGGACAAGAGGTTGACATAATATTGTGGGGTATTGTCGGTG